CCCAATCCTTGAACAACAGGCTGGTCAACAAGGATAGCGATGTTCATACCGATGATGAACACGATGAGTCTGAAGATGGTCATGTCGTTCCTTTCTAATAGTAGTGGTGAGTGTTCCAGAAAGCAAGTGCTCTGGTCGGTGTGCGGTAGTGGTGAGACGAGTACCGGATGTAGCGGATCGCTCTGCGTGTGTTCCATGTCGGATGATACCACGGAGGGCCTATGCACATCGAACGTTTGAGTTGGAAAGTGCCGAGGAACCTGCCGTGATTGCTGCTCGTCGCGTGCCAGTTCGATTCCCTGCGGGCCAACTCGACGAGTGCTGCCGTCTGGATAGGGCCGTACCCTTCGTGATGTGCCTCGGCCCGGATCATCGACCGAACCGTGGCTTGCGTCAGGTGTGACGCTTGGTGATATGTGAGGGTGAGGGCTTGTGAAGGTATGAGTATCAACGTGAGGGTTAGGGTTGCAAGGATCAGTCGGGTTCGCATATGTCTCCGATGTTCGGGGGCCGGGTCACGAGCCGTTCGTAGGCGGCTCTCGCCACCTGCTCCCGCGTCAGTTCGCTACTCATGGCGATATGTCCCTTCCATCTACGAACCGCTTGCCCTCGTGCCATCCTATTGACAACCAGAACCCGACGAATACAGGGGCGGCGAAGAACGCAATCGCCGCTAGGAGTGCAAGTATCCATTCGCTCACGACGCACCGCCCTTCTCGATGATGGCGCGGAGGGCGTTGATAGCTGGCTCCCAGTCCAAGTGGTCGCCGTATGTCGCAAGTTCCATTCGCGTAGCGGCAGCCAGTAAGGTGTCGTAGGCGTGCCTAGCCACCGCTTCCTCCGCCTCGCAGATAGCCAGCCGATGCGTCTGCTCGCCAGCGAAGGTGCGCTCGGCTCGGACGTACTCAACCGAGACGCTTCCTGCGCCGAACTCGTAGGGTTCGCAATACCCCTGACTGTCGTACTCGGGGCACTCCGCGCACGACAATCCCGCACCGTTCGCTATGCAGATGTCCCTATACGATTCCACCTTCGCCAACTCTTCGTCACTCATGCGGTCACTCATCGTCGGCCTCCTTCGGGGTGAGCGCGGCGAGGCACGCCTTGCTGCTGTTCAGGTCGCAGGCGTCTTGGAGCGAGGTCTGCAACCGCTCACGCAGCGCGGCCACCTCTGCGCGGGACTCGGTAAGATCGTTGCACACAAGGCCATAGCACACCCGCAAATCAGCAAGGGCGACTTCGAGGTCTAACATGTACCCCCGCGCGTACTGCTCTTGCCCGTCGAACACCCGGTAGAGGTCATTGCAGTCGCACGGACAGGGGCATGTAATCCATTCCGTGTTGTTACGCTTGGTGTCGGTCACTTCTGGCACTCCCCGTCTTCGTCGCCATTCGGACAATCCGAGCAGTCGCCCGTGCATATGTCCTCATTGTTGGGTGTGTCGAGGTCATAGTCGTCGTCCATGCCGTGCTGCTCTAGGTACTCGTCCATGTTCACGATATCATCCCTTCTTCACGTACAGACGACACCGCAACCACTGATTCGCGTAGTGGTCTACCGGGGAGCAGCCTGCTGTGTCGGCACCCTCGGACGTGCAGACCGCAGCGTACTCGGCCAGCGTCCACTTCTTGACGATCCGCTCCCACAGCCGAGGCTTGCGCCCGTACAGGCACAGCCGACAATCGTTGTGCTTCACCGCGTAGTCCTTCACGCTGTCACTCTCCTCCGTAGGGTAGTTTCTTGGCCGCATAGTCGGCCCGACGCCATGCGTTGTCGCCGGTGAACCGCTGTGCCTTGTGCCACTTGGCCGTATCCTGCTCCCACAACACCATGCCACGCGGACCGATGTAGACACGGACGCCGAGCGGGACGGCATGGATGCCGAGCGGGGTGAGGATGGCCAAGTGTGCGAGACCGGAGACCGCGTTCACCGTCCCTTGCAAGATGATAGGGATGCGGCACTCGCGTGCGTGCTTCTCGGTCGCGGCTGTCGTGAAGATGTCATACAGTGGCATCGTCCTCTACTCCTCTCGTCCGGCGTTTGTCTTTCACTCACGACTACACACTATCATGCTTGTGCGCTAATGTCAATAGGCAGTTTCACAGGTCTTTTGTCAGCACGATCAGACCGCCACGCATGGCAATATGTACCTGCCCGAGCCGCAGCACTTTGCGCTGATAGTTGAATGCGTTGTGTGCCGCGCGTGTCTGGTCGCCATAGTCCACGGTTAGCGACAGATTCTCGTTCAGGTCACTGACAAAATCCTCCAGCGTCGTGACGACGCTGCGGCGCAATGCCGCGCGGTCGTAGGGGTGCTGCCGCAGGAACACCCGCGCGCCACGCAGCACCACGTCCACCGGCGCACCCATCTTCAATCGTGCAGACCGTAGACCGCTACATATGGTCTGTGGGGGCGCGGTGTCGGTGTCGTAGATGACCTCCACAATCGCTCCGTTGTCACCCGCCATGAATGCGCGGATCAGGCTTTGATACCCGCTGTGCGGCGTCTTGTCCGTGTGGATACGCCACTCGTCCCACTCGGGCGTGTAGTCTCCTGCTACCGGGATACGGTCGATCGGTTCTATCCGCATCAGTCCCTCGCTTCTCTGAATGCCAGCACCTTGTTGTGCTCTTTGGTGAATAGCCGCTCGAAGTGATCACGGCTCGTTTTGAGCACATCTATCTCACCGAGCAATGTCACCTTTTCTGTGCTCAGACGATACACCTTCTCGGTCAGGTCGGCAAACTCCTTGTCGAGTGCGTCGGCAGTCGTCGGGGCGAAGTGAAGCAACATACTGTTCGTGATGTATCCCGCTCCGGGTTTGGCCAGATAGACATGCTCTCCTCGTCGCATCACGCTGATCTGTCGAAACGCTTTGTTGGTCTTGCACTGGTAGCGCAGGGCCGCGCACATGACGCGCGCGGTACGCTGTCCTGTATCATCTACGAGTTCTGCGACGTGTTCTGGCATATCGACGAATGAGTGCAACGTGTCGGGATATGCCGTCTCGGGGGTGGCGCGGGGTATGCCGTCAAGCGTGTTCAGACGCATTTTTCACCGTTTCTCGAATATCGGTCGTTTTGACCGGCTGGTACCATTGTACCATAGGGGAAAGAGAAATGCAACGAAAACGCTAAACATTTTACATCGCTGCCAGTGGCATTTTCTTCTGACCTGCGGAAACTAGTTTTGTTTCTCTAATGTATAATGTTGTAGCAAAGTTTCTCTATAGGAAGAAAAACAAAGTAAAACACTAACAGTCATTAGAGAAACTTCCTGCACAACATTTTACATTCTGGAAAAAGGGCCTCTGACCTGCGATAAGCGTTTTACATTCTTGCCAGTGGGCTGAAATACGAGGAATCGACGCAAAAGCGAGGTTTCGAGGTCCAAGGTCTTGCAACGCGAGTGCCACTATGGTACAATCGCGTGTATGGGCAGACATGGACCAAACGACAAGGTAGAGCCGAACCCGCTGGCCGCGTCAGGCTCGCGGGCAAGAGTGCTGGCCGATCTAGCAAGGTACATGGCCTCACCGGATGCTCCGATGGTAAGTGACGGATTCGCGCGTACACTGAAAGAGACACGGAACATGAACGTGTCGGTCAATAAGATGTACGAGGACGACGGATACAAGTTGAACGTGATTCAATACCTCGCGTCGCGTGGCGCGGGCAGACCGTTCCCAAGGACGCCGCTGGAACTTATTGACAGTCTTCAGGATTTCTTCACGTTCTGCGGACTTCACAAGGTACCTCCGACAATCAGTTGCTTCTCTGTGTGGAACGGTGTAAGTGTGCCATACGTGAATCAGATAGAGCAAGACAAGAGCGATCCGAGGTCTTCGATAATCTCCGCGTGCAAGGAAGCGATACGCGGTTTTCTGGAACTTTCTGCCATGGATGGTAGCCTAAATTTTACCATATATCTTCACCAGAACAAAGTGTACTATGGCGCGGTAGAGAATCAGAGCGTTACGTTCAAGGTAGAAGACAACACCTCCGACCTAACACCGGACGAATACAAAGAGCGTGTACTCATGTTGCAAAGTGATGAATACGAGGTTACTGATGTAGATCCGGAATCAGTGTGCGAGCAAGTAGAGCACGATGATAGAGACTGCGATGCTAGCGCCGAACGCTAGCGCCTCCCGTGTATCCTGCCGACGCGCACCGTAACGCTCCTTCCTCGATAGTGGCTGCGAGGCCACAGAATGCTCTGTGCGGCCCGTTGCGCCTGTGAAGGTGTACCGGGTCGAATCATTGTATGGGGCGCTTCTGTGAGACACTGAATGCACCGAGCAGTCCTCGAACATGGCACACGTGAGACCTATGCAAGAACCTTGGACGTGTTCGCAGTAGTGCATCACAACCCCCATTCGTAGTGTAGCAACGCGAGGTCGTCGGCCGTGAGCGGTTCTACCTCACGTGTCGAGTAATACCCGCACTCTGGACAATCCTCGAACGCGTCGAGTGTCGCGCCACACTCTGGGCAAGTGTCTAGCATGATACTATCCCTTCCGGCTCGTCGGTCGGCCCGTCGGGGTAGGTATCGTCCACAACGACGCGAGCGTATCCAAAGGATTCTAGACACTTGCATCCGAGTCGGTGTGCGTCCGCCCATGTTGGTGCATTGACGCGCACGCGACAGCCGGAGTGTATCACGTCGTCCGCAACGCCTGTGAGATAGCGTGTGAAGGCGTACATCAGTGCACCGCGATTGCAACGCCACGCGCATTGTCCCATACGCTGATTTCGTCGTGAATGGCACCGATAGCGCGTGCCACGCCGAGGAAAGGCGTGTAGACCACTACGTCAATCCATACGATGGACGTTGCAGGGTCGATCCACGTACCCACAAGCGAACCCTCGCGAGGCCATACGCGCTCGAACCATGACACGTCTGCATCCTGAACGTAGGTATGCGCCACGCCACGGATGGCCACAGTGTACCCGTCCGAAAAGACCACAGGCTGAAAGGTCTTTCTATCAAACGTGCCGCCATGATTGATGGAGGTATCCACGTACACTTCACCGATGTTGCGCTTCTTCGGAGCAGTCGCACCGTCTGATACGGGATGATCGAACATGGTACACGTCCTTCCTGTTGCGCGAGTGCCGCGTCGCGGTACTCTTGTCTTTCCACTAGACCTCCACCTAGTGGAAAGCCGAGAGTGTCGAGACTAGCCTGCTATCGGGTAGATGATACACGCATCGTAGTACGTCCCTCCCATTCCAAATTGATCGCGTATCATGTTCTGAAGTCGTGAGGTCGTGACGCTGTAGTAACGATGATCGAAGTACGTTAGCGCGTCTCCATCCGAATCGAAGTCACAGTGCAGAATCAACGTCCCATACGAGTAGACGAGATACGCGCCCGAATCGTATCGTATCGCATGGCAGGAACCATGCTCGAACGACTCACGATAGTAGAGCGCGTCCCTGACTTGCGCATAGTTGACGGTGGCCATGATAGTTACTCCTTTCCGCAGTCACTGAATGTAGCGAGCACGTAATCCACGACGCCGTTATCGAGTCCGTGCGTGAAGATGTTGCCGAACGTGGACGGCCTGCCGCATATCTCGGACTTGGTAACGGTAATGCGAACGTTGCTTCCGTCCGGTAGGCGAACCGTGATTGTGTCATTGACTGCCGGACCTTCGGCACTCTCGAATGCACCGTGCTCCAGCCGGATGCGGGCATCCGTCGTGCTCTTCAGTGTGCGTGTCGTGGTCATTGCGCATCTCCCTTATCGAACGTTTGTTCGTATAACTCACTATCTATGTTCGGGCTTCGATGTGTAGAACGTGTGGATTTGTTGTGTAGAACGTGTGGATTAGTCGTGTAGATTCTCGATCTATTCTGCACATAATCATGTGTAGATTTGGCAACATCATGCCTAGACTGCCCATGTTGGCACGCGTATTGTAGACTTTAGAATAGACGCACTAGTACAGTCGTGCCATTGTTCGATCTCCCTGCCTGTATGGGCACTACGTGCGCTCACAGGGGTATGCCCATGCCCATGCCCATGCCCATGCCCATGCCCATGCCCATGCCCATGCCCATGCCCATGCCCATGCCCATGCCCATACGCTTTAGCACAGTAAAGCGATAGCACAGTAGCATAGCAGCATAGTACAGTGCATACTATGGGCATGAGTATGCAGTACAAACGCCATGCCAACATGGGTACAAATAGCGTGCCATTGTGCATAGCCTAGCCTGCCATGCTACATGCATACAATACAAAGCATATACATAGTGCATAGTACAACGTATACCCCTAGTCATACAGCACAATACTACAATGTGATGCTATAGGGGATGGGGTAGACTAGGGCATACACTCTACCCTTGTAGTCTGATTGCAATGGATGCTATACCCCTCCCCTATTCTGTGCTTTGCAGCAGCACGGCGGGNCGCCCTTCCGACGAATCGCCAGATTTCCAGAGTTAGTGCGCTAACCCATTGACACTTCCACACTCACGCTGACCTGCCCATTCCCTCCAACTATCAGCCAACTATTAGGACTGATCAACTTTGACATCAACACGGATTGGTGATATACTGACTCCATGAAGTAGCAATCAAGTATTAGCCAAGTATCAACAGTGAGGAAATACGGCATGGGTTATCCCACGGGTATTGAAAAAGACGGGCGATCCTACGCAGTTGATGGAATCAGAACATGTACGCTGTGTCTGGAACAGATGCCCGATACCCCCGAGTTCTTCTATACGCACCCGACAGGAGAACGTCGAGCGTGGTGCAAGCGGTGCTTCCAAAAACAAACTCGTGCAACGCGGTATGCAAAATATGGCCTCTCGGCGGCTGAGTATAACGCGATGGTCATTACACAGGATGGCAGGTGTGCCATTTGTGGAGCGGTGGGTGAACTCAGCATTGATCACTGTCATACCTCGGGGAACGTGCGGGGACTCCTATGCGGCACATGCAACACGGGTTTGGGCATGTTCAAGGACGACCCCAAACTGTTGCACCTTGCGATAGACTATCTCTCCCCGAACTGACAGCCTACTCCCTGTCATCCCACTCCTGATCGACAGCATCTACCCTGTTGCCCCAACACCCTCTCAACACTCACTCGTGATGGTATTATCTCCCTCACCCCGACAACTATCTGACCCCTGTTTCCCAATCGGGATACACACCCTGCGCAGGAAACACTTGACACCGTGGCCACGGAGGCGTATCATGTCACACGGAGTCCCCCGTAGGTGGCGCGACACAGGCGGGGTGGAGCGGCGAGTATGCCTCAGCCGCACGTCGTCGGTAGTGGAGGGCCGGAAAGGCCCCGTAGGGGCCGACGACACACAGATCAATGCCGCCTCATCAGCGGCTACCCCGGAGCGCGATGCGCGAAGGGGCGAAGCCCTCGGTGATGCCGAGGCCGGGGCGGGGAGCGGGGTGCATCCCGTCCGCCCCGCATATCAAGGCTCGTCGGCTTGCTGAGTAGTCGGATGGCGATGAAAAGCCCTGACGAGGCACAGCGAAAAGCCCGTTCCCGGAGTGGCCGAGAGCGGGCTTTCGCATGTCTTGAAAAAATCCAGCAGAATCCAACGAGTTTGTGCGGTAATACTAGGCCGTGCGACCGATACGGACGATATGGACGAACCCCCACACCACATCCAGAATGATGCCGTTCGTGTCATACACGATGAACCCGTCACGCTCCCTGATCCGCCACACGTAGCCGATGCCGAGAATCGACACGGCCTCCGTGACGACGTTCGACACGTCCTCGCCGTTGAGATAGACCTTGTACCGCCAGCCGTCCCCCACGTTGGCTCTCATGCCTGCACCCTCCCGAACACCTTGACCACGGGGGTCGTGACCCGCGCCGTCAGCACTTTCTCCGCCACGCCGTCGAGCACCATACGCATTGGCTGCCCGAGGGTGATGTCGCTGCACTCGACGAGGCGCATCCACGCCCCGTCTTTGCGCATCGGTGCTCCACCGAACCTGCGGACGAGCACGCCGTCGTTGGAGAAGTCGTACACCGTCCCACTCTTTGTAGTCACTAGCATATCGGGTCTCCTCCGTTGAATAGTTGTTCGAGCACCCCAACGAACTCATACGCAGCCTCGACGGACGAGAACGAGGCGATCTTGTGACTGGTGTTGCCTCGCGTCACCATCAGAGAGGGTCGCTTGCCGAACTCCGGCATGTCGGTGGGGCCGATGGACACGTGGCCGTTGCCCCAGTGGAAGAAGATGTGCTTCTTCGCGTCAGCCATTGTACCTGTCCTTCGCCTCGACGACTTCGTAGAACACCGGGATGTTGCGCAGGTGCGCGAAGCCTATCTCCTTTGCTACACCTGTCGAGCGCGCGGTGAGTAGGTCGGGACAGACGTACACCGCGTCACAGCGCATCAGCAGCGCGAGATCGTACGCGTACCAGAACTCGGGTGGATGCGGCGAGAGCATGTCCACGACGAGACTGGCGTGCGGGACGAGCGGTATCCATCCGACCGCGAGCAGCGCGTCGAACGCCTTGATGGCATTGGCCGTGCCCTGTGTCGGGCACGCGCTGTAATAGCCTGCGATATAAATGACCGGACGCTCCTCGATGGGCCACGTCAGCGGGTCGCTGTCGAGCGAGAATCCATTGGGACAATGGATGAGTTCGCGCAGGATGGACTCTTCGTGTTCCTTGATGCTCATCGTACCTCCCAGTTCGGCAGACTGTTCCACATACAGCAGGACAGGCACGGCTCGTCGCTACCCGCAACTGGAAGATAGTGACACGTTTCGCAGTCGTGTACCGCACTCGCCTGACTCGGCACATGCCCCATCGCGTCATTGAGCCGCTTCACGATGTCGATTGTCTGCTCAGTGTATGGTCTATCATCCTTCTCGGGGTGGGTCTTACCGTATTCCATCAGCGCGAAAGCGTGGAACACGACAGCTGCGAGGTGATGACTGCCGGTCTCCTCGTCGATGTCCTCGCCACGCCAGAACGCCCACGCGTGACGCATCATCGCGCCAAAGGACTTCGACCACGCGTACCCGCGCTCCCAGTTGCGATCCGCATACTTCTTGGCACCGACGCCATAATGACGCGCAACGGCTTCGAACGGTGCAGCCGGAATGAGGTCGAATCGCTCCAACTTCACGCCCTTCTCCGCCCCCGTATCGACATCTACAGTGTGGACTTCGCTACTCATCGCCGTCCCGCCTTCTCAACGATGAATGCACACAGACCCCACAGCATGATGAGCGCAATGAATCCAAGAGGGATGAGTGTCGGTGTCCACNCCCACCACCACGACCACGTAACGAGACCTGCCAACTTCAGGATGAGAAACACTATCTGCACGACTGTCAGACACCCCATACTGCCGTTGTTCGGCTGCGTGCTCTCCATGAACTTTCCTCTCATTATGGCCTCCGCTTTCTCTCCTTGAAGAACTCCCGCGTCGTGCCGGGGTACCACGGGACGACAGGAGGATTCGTGAATACAAGTTTCCCATCGGCCCCGCACTCGGGGCACGGAGCAGGATCGTCGCACTCGCTCATCGCGCGCTGGACTTCCCACCGCTCGTCACACAGCGGGCACTTCATATCATAGCGAGGCACGAGACATCCGCTCCTTCAGATGGCCGTCACACGCGGGTGGTTGCATGTCTGTGGTCGTGTCCAGACGGATAGCAGGTTCGCCGCCGCATCGCCAGCACGTCCAACGATGCCACACGGCCCCGTCGTGATCACGACTGACGGTATGCGAGTGCCAGTCACACGTTTCGCAACTTCCGTGGGGGTTGCTCATCTGCGTGCCAGTTGGTCGATGATGACCAGCATCGCCGCGAGGATGGCGCGGAGAAGGTCGGTGTCATACGACTTTGGCACAACATACGGCTGTGTGGCCTCGTGCTTGTTGGCATCGGCCAAACGGTCATCAAGTTGTGATAGAAGTGTGCGGACTGCCATGTCAGTTCTCCACGTTCTGCCAACAACGACCATTGGCTATGTCGTAGACGGTTTGGTCGCATACTCCGTATCGCGCAGCAATGACCTGCCCGGTGATGTTCCCTGTGCCCAAGAGTTCTTTGATTTCTCGAACCTGTGCCGTCGTCAATGTGGTTCCTGCACCGCGTCGCATGTTCTCAGCGTGGGTCACGGGTTCGAGGTGCGAGGGTCGGACGCAGGGTCGATTTCGACACAGGTGATCCAACTGCAACCCGTCGGGAATCGGCCCGTTTTCACGTTCCCAGTAGACCCGATGCGCGCCCCTATACCGCTTGTTTATCCGCATATGACCATATCCGCCGTAATCGAGCGCGCGTTGCCACACCCAACACGGGGTCGTGTAGCCGCAGTCCTGTTCAAGATATTGATTCGGGGATAGGGTCATGTCAGTTCTCATTCAGAAGATACTGCACCCAGCACGCGGTACACTCAGATTTTTCGGGGACGTAGGACTTCAAACCTCTTTCGTTGAGACACACGTGTCCTCGCTTCGGACACGTCTGCTCGCCCTCTGCTTGCTCGATTGCGATACGGATTACGCGGTCATATGGCAATGTGACGAGCATTCCTGCCCCTTCCTCGGTCTGTTGTGCTTCAATGAGACTAGTCTACCACCCGAATCCGGCAAAATCAACCTTTTTCTCGACATTCGGCACGTATACCTGCTATAATGGGCGCGGAAATAGCAACTATAGACCCCACGGAGGGCCGATGTTGACACTACTGCTGCCCGTGATCCGGCCTTGGACGCGCACCGCCGTCTGTGATGCCATTGCCGCGTCTGACATTCCTCGTGAGAAGTGTATCGTCATTCTTGACGCGCCCGATTGTGAATCGTGGTTGCTCACACTCTGGTCTCTAGGCTTCGACGTCCACTCATACGTCCGGCACAACCCATATCCGCCCGAGGGACGGGTCGAACGGCGTGACCGGCACCGTGCAATGGTGAAATACAGCCAATCTTTGGTACCTGACGGCCCGTTGCTGTGTCTTGAGGACGACGTACTCGTCCCTCCCGACATTTACGCTCGTCTCACGACACTTGCACCCACGAACATGACGGGTGTGCAGGTCGCGCGGCACGAGAATCGCAATCCTGTCGTCTATCCGCTGCGTCATACCTACAGCACGGGTTTTGAGACTGTCGATGGCGCTGGCTTGGGCTGTTTGATGACCACGGGCGAGGAGTACCGTCACGCGCTGCTTGGTGACGGCCCCGGCCCTGTAGACTACGAACTCACATCGCAGTTGGAGGAGTTGATCATCGACTGGGATTGCATCTGCGGTCATCTGACGCCGGATGGGGTGTTGCTCCCGTGATTCCGAAGATCATCTACACGACTTGGATTTCCGACAAACCGATGCCCGCGAAGTTCGAGCCGTACATCGAGTCGTGGCGCAAGGTCATGCCCGACTACGAGATAGTCGTCCTCGGTCTCGACAACATCAAGCACAACCCGTGGGTGGACGCGGCCTTGGCGGCAGGCAACAACGTGCTTGCGAGCAACTACGCCCGCTGTCAGGCGGTCTACGACACGGGTGGCGTGTACCTCGACGTGGACGTGGAAGTGCTCAAGTCCTTCGATGACTTGCTCCACGATGCGTGTTTCGTCGGCTCAGAGGAGGAAAAGTGGCTCGGCTGCGCCGTATTCGGTGCCGAAGCGGGACACCCATTTCTCGCTGAGTGTATGCGATACATCGAAGGTTTCGACATCGCGTCGAAGCATGTCGAGAATGAGACCGGGCCGCGCGCGTTCACCGAACTCCTGCGTCGGCGCGGGTGGTATCACCAACGATCCGTTCCAATGGTGTTCGGTGATGTCAAGGTCTACCCGCGCACGTACTTCTACCCGTACCTCTACACGGAGACGTTCGATCCGCGCTGCATCAAGCCCGAGACGGTCGCGGTGCATCATTGGGCGCACTCGTGGAATCCCGTGCTCAAAGAGCCGGTATCCATCATCATCCCCTGTTACAATCAGGCCGAGTATCTGTGTGAGGCCATCGACAGCGCGCTCGCGCAGACCGTTCCGCCACACGAGATCATCGTGGTGGACGACGGGTCGAAGACGGGATGGGTCGCCGCGCTCACCGCGCCCTACGGCGACACGGTGACGACCATCGTCACGCCGAATCGTGGTGTGGCGGCGGCTCGAAACATGGGTATCCGCGTCGCCACGGGGAAGTGGATAGCCACCCTCGACGCGGATGACCAACTCGCGCCGGAATACATCGAGAAGATGATCGGCAAGAGCGACATCGTGTCCGCCGTCCTTGAGACCTTCGGTTCCGAGAATAGGCGATGGGTACCACCGAAAGTGAACCCGACGTGGCAGGACTTCGCCCGTCAGAACCACATTATGTGCTGTTCCCTCTACAAGCGGGAGATATGGGAACGCGTCGGCGGGTATGACGAGTCGATGCGCGACGGGTACGAGGACTGGGATTTCTGGACGCGGGCCACGCACAAGGGGTATGGGGTACATGTCGTGCCCGAGACCTTGTTCTTCTATCGCAAGCACCCCATCGACCGCAAGCACATCCGTGGCTCGGTAGACGGGGCTAGGGTCAAAGACGCGGCACTTCGCACGTACATGCACAACAAGTGGGCCGCGCTCGGTATCCCGTCGCAGCCCGCTGCCGCGCTGCGTACCGCACCGCTTCACTATCCCGTCACGCTGGCCGTGACAGTCGAGTACAAGAGTAAGACGTACCCCAAGGGTACGAAGATCGACCGCCCGACCGCTGTGGCCCTCAAAGCCGCAGGTCTACTCACAGACCCGCGTATCGAGTAGACTGATACGCCAGATTGCTGTATAATGTGGGTACGTCGATACGAAGGAGAAACGACATGGCGTGGTTCACACCAGAACGGCGTAAGGCCATTTATGGAATCGTGGGTGCAGTCTGTATTGCGCTCACCGCGTTCGGCATCGTCTCGACCGACGATCTGCTGCGGATTCTGGCGGCTGTCACGGGCGTACTCGCCGGACTCTCGAACTTCATGGCGTTCCTCAAGACCAACGTGGATACCGGGACGCAGGAGTTCGTGGATTCGTGTGGTGCTTCCGCGCTCGATGGAGACCCGACCGAGGATGGCGACGCGTGATGAAGAACAAGGCTGCTCCGTTCACCAAGAAGGACGGCAAGGACAAGGCCGACAAGAAGAAACTGAAAAAGGTCGGCAAGAAGTAGGGACATGGGCGGTCGCGCACACGGTTCTGCTCGTTACGGGGTGCGACGCGGTGCGTAAGGGGCAAGGCGCGCCACCGATTTTCAGACGACGGACAACCGTCGTCTTTCGGCGTATCTAGGAGTCCCATGTATGGCCACGAAGGAGTCCGCACATGAACAACACACGCGGACACGCGGAGGTGGGCTAGATGACGCTCTCACTTACGACCGCTGGCTTCCATGCCACTGGTGGCAATACCGTCACTCGCGACGGCCTCTACGCCGTCCACAAGTTCCTCGGCTCGTCGTCGTTCGTCTGCACCGGCTCTGCCACGGGTTCGGCGCTGGTCGTGGGCGGTGGCGGTGGCGGTGCTGGTGGCAACGCTGGCAACTCGGGCGGCGTTCGCAAGACCGACTGGCAGCTCCTCGACACCGTGAGGACGCTGCTCGCCGGGGATGGCACGAGCGCAGTCGCCGGGGCCCTCGGGGTCTCGCTCACCTAGAAGGCCACGGAAGAGGTAAGACTCGATGGCGCTGAACAGAACCGTACAGGGGCCCTCCACGTCGGCAGGCGTTCAGTCGGTCGCCGACGTGCTGATCGGGTTCCTGAGCACCGGGGCCACGGCGGCCATAGATCTCCGCGTCTCTGGATCGGTCGACTATCAGATTCAGGCGGGCCCGAGCGCGATCTACCTCTATCGGTGGGCGAGCGGGTCTGCGTACAGCCTCGGTGGCTCCGGCTCGACAGGCGCCCACTACCGCTTCGGGATCCTCGGATCGAACATCAGGGTCTACTCCTCCCCTGACGGGCTCGTGTGGGCGAAGATCGCCGACCTCACGAACACGGTAGTCTCAGCTCCGGGCGATGTCATCATTGAGCAGCAGGCGACGGAGGAGCTCTACACCACTCGTGACGCCGTCGTCGTCACCGGGCTCCCGACCGGCTACTACGCACGCCTCAGCGACGGGACGAACAACGTCGACGCGGCGGCCTCTGGCGGCACCGCCACGCTCTCCCCGTCGGTCGCTCAATGGTTCGGGCCGTGGCCTCTGAGCATCTACGACGGCAACCCCTCATCGGGAGGAGTGAAGCAGGGCGCCAGTCGATCCGTATTCGGGGGAGACTCGTGGGCCTACTCCGTCGACATCCCCTCGCCCCTGTCTAGGACGACGCCGGGAGGGCTCGCTACCCGCTTCCCGAATCTCTCCGACACCGTCGGCCTCTGGAAGTGTCTCGACGGGGCAGGCACCACCGTCGTCGACACGACGGCGAACGCGAGGAATCTGACGATGCTCGGGGGATCCTCATGGGGATCCGTCGGGGGCGCACCCGACCTTATCTCCAACGGGACGACCATCGGGGCGCACGTCCTCTCGTCTCCGCTGACGGCCGTCTCCAACTTCACGCTTGAGGCCGTCTTCAAGCTCGGCACGCTGCCGGGCAACGGAGCCGACGCGATGATCGCCTACAACGGCACAGACTCAGGCGGCTACGGCCTCCTCGTGAGAGGGACGGCCGGGGGAACGGCGGTCTTCGGATCCCTCTACGGGGGCACCGTCTACATCATCCCGAGCGACACGCCCGTCCTCGCCGACACTTGGTACTACGCGGCTCTCGTCAGGGAGTCGGGCGGGACGACGAGGATCTACCTCAACGCGCTCGTGTCGGCGACGACCTCGAACAACGCGCCCCTCTCCATCCCTGCCCGCTTCACCATCCTCGGGCGGTATTGGGATCTGACCTCCCCGGCCTCCCTGACTCCCGGCACGGTCGCGGGTGTCAGGATCTCGAACACCGCGCACGCGGCAGCAGCGATCACCTCGACCTACGCGGCCCTCAGGGCTAACGTCACCGTCACGGCGCTCCCTGCGGGCTACTACGCCCGCCTCAGCGACGGCCTGCATACCGTAGACGCGGCGGCCTCGGGCGGGTCGGCAACGCTCTCCCCCTCCTCGATGACGGGCGTCGGGCCGTGGCTCTTGCAGATCTACAACGCGAACCCGGCGACGACGGGCGTGCAGCAGGGCGGCGACGAGATCAACGTCTTCGGAGGCGACTCGTGGGCTGGCAGCGAGTTCGCAACGACGAACTATCCCCTCATCACCCGCACCTCGCGCGGCTTGCTCAACCTGATTGGAGCGTGACCATGTACGCAAAGGCCGGGCAGGCGGGCGTCCTCATCGCCCACTTCGTCGCGTCGGGAGCAGCCGCAACAGGGCTGACCGTGACGGGCAAGGTGTGGGAGATAGCCGACAACGGTACGAAGAACCCGAACGACACCACTGGCACGACGCTAACCGTCACCGAAATAGGCGGCGGGGCGTACAAGGCACCATACACAATGGGCGCGGACGGGGTGCCTATCGGGGTGCTCTCCACCACGGGCACGGCTGACGTGAAGTCGGTACCCGCGTCGTTCGTGCATCTCGGGACGCTGGACACCATCGTGACCGCCGTTGGCGACGTTCACGCGACCGACCTGCCAGCGATAGCATCGATGCTCACGGACATCCACGGAACCGACCTGCCCGCCGTCAAGGCGGACACGGCGGCTATTCACACCGCGATTGACGACGGAACCAACGGCTTGTCCGCAATCAAGGCGGCTATCCCCGCTGCCGCGCCAACGGCTGATGCGAACGCGACCGCGCTGCTTGACAACGCGCTGTCTGGTCACACCACGGCTGGAACCGTCGGCAAGAAGTTGACCGACCTCGCCAACGCCGACCTGTCTGGGGTCGCCACCGCGTCCGCACTCGCCACGGTCGATACTGTCGTAGACGCCATCCTTGCCGACACAGGCACCGATGGAGTCGTGGTAGCCGCCGCGAGCAAGACTGGCTACGCACTCACCACCGCACCGCCCACCGCAGCCGCCAACGCAAGCGCGGTACGCACCGAACTCGGTACCGAACTCGGACGGGTGGATGCGGCTATCAGTACTCGGCTGGCAACTGCGGGCTACACCGTTCCGCCGACCACCGCACAGATAGAGGCGGCATTGCTCAACGAGGGCGACTCCTCGGCGCTGTTGCAGGCCATCGCGGATAAGGTATCCGGTGACTGGTCTGCTGGCGACGTGTCTGCTACCGCAGTAGCGTCCGCAGTACGGACGAACCTCGCCACAGAACTCGGGCGTATCGACGAGAACGTGTCCTCCGCCAAGGCGCTCACGAGCGCGTACGACGCTGCAAAGACAGCGGCGAGTGCTACGGCCCTTGCCGCCATCGACACACTCATCGACACTGTTGATACTGTGGTGGATGGCATCGCCACCGACGTAGCCGCCGTCCACGTCCACGTCGGCACCATCGAAGGGTTTGGCGCACCGCCGTCCATCGCTTCACTCGCCACGGCGACGGCGGTTTCTGACCTGCACACGGATGTCGGAACCGTCATCACCGCCATCGGTGGAGTGAATACCGACACCGACGAGATACTGACGCGCATCCCCGACGCTACGGCTGGCGCGACGGGTGGCCTCGCAATCGTCGGAAGTGCGATGGGCGCTGTCGCATCCGTGACCGCAGCCGTCTCCTGCACCGACGCGACCGCCGCCAAGGACGACCTCGCCAACGCGACGGACGGCCTCGGGGCGCTCAAGGCGATACTCGACACGGCTGGTGTCAAAGTAGCGACCCTGCCCGACGTACAACTCGCTGCAACACAGGACCACATCACGCCCATCTCCTCGCTCACGGGCATCGCTACCGCGACGAACGTCTCCGACGCGCAGACGGCCATCATCGCCACCCTGCCCGACGAAGCACCCGCGATGATTACCGCTGATGCTATCGCTGACGAAGTGCAGACGCGCACCATCGCGCGCGTGACGCTCGTGGACACCACGACGACCAACACGGACATGGTGAGTGTGAGCGGACTGTCTACCTTTGCGCCCGCCACGGATGTTGTGGCGCACGTTACATTGGTGGACACAACCACAACCAATACGGATATGGTATCCGAGCCTCCCACGATGGTTGACCTCAGCGACCTGCCGACTAACGCCGAACTTGGCTTGGCTATCGCCGCCCTCGCCACCGTACAGGCCGCGCCTGACATCAGTGGACTCTCCACGTTCGACCCCGCGCTCGACACGGTGGCTCACGTTACACTGGTCGATACAACCACCACGAACACTGACATGGTTGCTACTGCGCCGTCCATCGCGGACCTGCCGACGAACTTGGAACTCGCAAGCGCAATCGCTGACCTCGCGCATGTGGACGCGGCACCGGACATCAGCGGGCTGTCCACCTTCAATCCCACTATTGAGACCGTCACACTCGGTGTAGCCTACGACCACGCCAAGGACGACGTGCTCACAGGTATCGCTGGTCTGTCGGCGGTTCAGTCCGCACCCGACATCAGTGGTCTTGCCACATCTCTGCAAGTCGCCGCGCTCAACCATGTGGACGCAGCGCCTGACCTCAGTGGTCTCGCCACCAAGACGGAAGTGCTTGCGCTCTCCCCCGTGACCGCCGCCGCAGACCCGGCTGACGTTGCCGCGCTCATCCTTGTCACTCCTGCCAACAAACTCGTCACGAACGTAGACGGCTCCGTGAACGCAGACGCTACCGTTGATACCGCCGCCATCGCCTCCGATGTCGTGGATGCGCTGGCGGTCGCGGGCATCCCGACGCTTGGTGTTATCGAAGCATCGACGGTACTCGCCATGAAGGCTGACGTGGCGGCGATACAGGCACCGACGTTCTCGGGTACGGTCACATTCGACGGTACTGTCGAGGCAGACATGACTCCCGTCACCGAAGCCATCGCCGCGATTCCCGCTCCGACATTCGACGGCACTGTGACGTTCAGCGGCACGGTCTCGGCTCCGAGTGTCACCGTCAATCCGACGGTGCTCTCGACAGGTGAACGTGCAGCCATCGCTGCTGCGACAGATGGTCTCATCACAACCAATCACGGTACGGGCACCTATGGCTCAGCCACTCTGGCGGAGGGCGTCACCATCACCCCCGCGACGCTAGACACTAGCGGCGAGGTACTTGGCCGCGTCATGCCCTATGGTGTCGTGACGGTCTACCACGGCGAGGACGCTGAGTACCAGTTCACCGCTGACGCGGATGGCGACTACTCTTACGACCTACCTGCGGGCAGCGTGTGGACACTCATTGCACGAAAGTCTGGGTATCTGGATACCCTCGCCATCACAGATGGTCTTGCGACCGGGACGTTCAACCCCACACCCGACGAACTAGTCATCATCACACCCGCGACTCTCGACACGATGGGTGAGGCGCTTGGTCCAGTCATGCCCTACGGGGTCGTGACAGTCTCGCTCAACACCGTGGCTAAGTATCGCTTCACGGCTGATGTTGATGGAGATTACACTTATGCGTTGCCCGTCGGTCATGTTTGGACGCTGCTGGCGCGACACGCTGGCTACGAGGACACCTCGGCTGAGGTCTCGACTGAGGGCGTGTCGTAGACCTCCTCATTCGCCAACCGCATAGAAACCCCGCAGAAACGCGGGGTTTCTTGTTCTAGTCTCGAAAATCGTGTATAATGTGGCGTATGAATCCAAACGACGAGCGGGCTGGTCTAGAGATAGTATTCCACGACACCACCCGACCCGTCGTCGAACGGGTGCTCGCGGGCGACGCGCTACGCTATTCTCTCGCCAAAGACAAGCAGCCCGCCGACGCCGTAGCCGCTGAGGTCATCGCCCTTGGGTTGACCTGCGCGACGGACCATCAAGTTTACGACGCTCTGGAGCGTGCGTACATAACCCGCGCTCCCAACAATTTCCACGACTACCTCATCGCACTCGAATGGAACCGTCCGGCGAAGTCACGGTTCTACCAGCCGCGCAAGGCGGTGATGCGCGAGTTTGCCGATTCGTTCACCGAGATGATGGTCAACGACGTGTACGACATCATCCTGTTCTCGATGCCCCCGCGCGTGGGCAAGACGACCATCTCGCTGTTCGGCCTCTCGTGGCTCATCGGTCGCAATCCCGACAGTCCCATCCTTGGGTCGGCATTCGCTGAGAAAATCACCACGATGCTCTACGGCGGACTTCTCGAAATCTACGATGATCCCATCTACAACTACCACGAGATTTTCCCTCACATCAAACTCGTCAACACGTCCGCAAAGGACTTGACCCTCGACTTCCGCGATGACGGCAAAGAGTCGTCACGGAAGTACAAGTCGGTCACATGCCGTGCCATCGAGGCGTCACTACACGGCTCGACCGAGGCGCGTCAACTGCTCTACTGTGACGACCTTGTGAGTGGCATCGAGGAGGCATTGAGTCCTACCCGACTCACGATGCTGTGCGACAAGATGACGACGAACCTCTACAGCCGTCGCAAAGAGGGCTGCAAGGAACTTCACGTCGGTACTCGTTGGTCGATTCACGACCCCATCGGACTCGTCGAACGGCAGAACGCGGACAACCCACGCTGCAAGATAATCCGCATCCCCGCGCTCGACCCCGAGACGGGCGAATCGAATTTCGATTACCCATACGGTGTAGGGTTTTCCACCACGTACTACAACGAGTTGAAGCGTCTCGAAGACGATGTGACGTGGCAATGCGTCTACCAGCAGGAGCCAATCGAGCGTACGGGTCTGCTGTTCCCCGCAGATTCGCTCAAGTACACACTCACACCATTCACCGCCGAGTACCTGAAAGACAATCCGCCTGACGACATCTTCGCATTCTGCGACGTGGCGTTCGGTGGGGGCGACTTCCTCTCCATGCCCATTGCCTACCAGTGGGGCCTCGATCCGCCCGTTATAGCAGACGTGGTATTCACGAAGGGCGGATACACGGAGAGCGAGCCGTTGGTATCGGGAACACTCGTGTCGCGGCAGGTGCGGCGTGCGGTGTTTGAGGCGAACAACGGTGGTGACTTCTATTCCCGCGATGTGGCCCAACTCGTAGCGGCAACTGGACATATGTGTCAAATTACTGCCACGAGAGCGGCATCGAATAAGAGCAAAGAGACGCGCATCGTGCAGCACAGTCCTGCTATTCGCGAGTTCGAGTTCCTTGACCCATCTAGTAAAGACGCGGATGGCAACTACCTCGCGTCACCGATGTATCGAGCATTTCTGATGGGCCTCACGTCATACACGATGAGTGGCAAGAACCCGAATGACGACGCACCTGACTCGCTGGCCGGATTGGCGGCGATGATGCGTACGAACCTCAATGCGACACTCACGGTCTTTGATCGCAAGCACATCTGACCAAGGAGGCCGGTTTGGAACCACACGAGTATTGGGTGTCATTGGCTCCGCTGAGTGGTGAGGAAGTCGGACGACGACTCGGCATCGATGGCGGCAGTGCACGACGCAAGATACGCGACGCGAAACGTGAATATCCGAAACTCGATTGGTTCGGCGGCGTGCTCGCACCCGCCATCACCACGGCGAAGACCCGCATGGGTATCGGCTACTGGGACATGCACCATCCGAAGCACGACAAGAAACTGTGGAGCAACGTGCTTCGGTATGTCGCAGACACCGACCCCGACAT